TCTTTTTGCTCCCCTTAGTTTTTGTTCGTCATCAGCACCAATAAACTCGACTAACCTTTTTCCATATCTATACTGTTTCTTAGTCTTATTATGATCTACTCCACTATACCAACCCTCAGCCTTTAGGATGTCCTCAAAGTCTCTAATTACAGTTCCATCTAAATTAGTTCTATATTTTCTTACAGTAGTCCAGACACCCTCATGACAATACTTGTCAGTCCCATAATTACCACTAATTAACCACAATGCACATAATTGATTTAAAGACCAGGTTTTAGAGCTTCTAGTCCCTCCTCTATTTATTACTATCTTAGAGTCACTGTCATAGTTACGCTCGAATATTTCAGTCGCTTCCACGCTTTATATTAATGTTAATATTATTGACTGTCGATTCTATCTCCTGTTTTTCTGGTGCGTTTAGTCCAAACATTTTAGCTATTGAGTCATAAGCACCACGATAGTCAGAACCCTTTACCATTTCTTTAAGTAAATAAAATTTAGCTTTCTGCTCTTTAGAGAGGTTTTCTTTTGCTGCTAAGTCCATTAGATATTCCCAAGATTTAATCATTTTAAAATAGCCCTCAGCTACTTCCTTTCTAGTTATTTGGAAGGCTTCTGCTTCTTTTGTTTTCAATTCTTGCACCCTTGTACTGATATTGTACTGAGCTAAGAGGTGACTAGCCTTAGTTGCTATAGTCTCTAACTTAGTGTCTTGACCAACATCATAAGCACGCCTATAAGCCTCTGAAGCATTACCAGTATTAACATACTCCTCAGCGAATTTACTTTGTTTAAGTGTTAGCTTACTCATTCTTTTGTCTTAGTGAAACTTTTAATAATATTAGATAGCCTATTAAGTCTGTGACTGTATCTTCTGTTTTATCGTTTATGCCTTTGTTTTTAATTCTAGATAGTTTGTCATCTATTCTAGCACTAATAGCCTCTATTGAATCTAGCTTGCTGAATATAGCTATTGGATTGTTAGCTGTGTCTCCATAGTCAGAGTTCTTTTGTAGTAGTAGTTCTGTAACTTCCTCAGCTATTTTTTTTATTAGATATTCTGTTTTCATAGTTTCTCACTATTCTCAATGACTTGTTTTATAAATGAGTCAGGTAGTCTCCTCCATTTTCTTTTAGCTTCCATAAACCTAACAAAGTAATTTACTGCCTTACTACCAAATAAAGCCTTTTGCTCTTTTATTTCTTTAGGTGTTAGTTTCATTTAAACTCTACTAGGTCTTCAATATTAACTTTAAATTGTTTATAATTACCTTCCTCAGTATGGCTTACAATAGCTATTTTACTACTTAACGATTTTATATATACTCTTTTATCATTATATGTTAATCTTCTTTTTAACATTTCTTTTTTAGTTTTCTCCAAAATCATTTTCTTCTTGTATATATGCCAGCTCTAATATTCTATAATCTGTTTCAAAATTAAACGTTGTCGAGGCCACTCCATTAATATCAAAACATTGATAAGTCTCTCCATTCATTTCAGAATAGAAATATAACCCCTCTTCGTCTATATAATAGCCATAGCTAAAGTCATTTTTTAGTGACTCGTTTTCGTCTAACATTCTTTTTCTTTTTTACTTGTTTAACTTCTTTAGCTTCTTTTTCAGTTAGCCAATTAAATAAGATTTGCATTTGACTTTTAACGCAACTATTACAAGCCCAACTTACTTTCATGTCTGGATGTATTTCTTTTAATATAGGTTCTAAGTTGTTTCTTAAAAAAGATATATCTACAGAACCAGGAAAGGCCTGAGAGGTGTTATAAAATTTGATTGTTTCTTCTATTGTCATAATAATCGTCTTTCAATTATACGTAAAATTAGCGGTGTTATTAATATTATTGGGTTTAAAGTTATTAAAAAATAAATTAAGGATAACCAGAAGCTAATACAAAAGCTACAGTTAAAAGGCTTGTAGTCCCATTTATCAATCAAAGGTCTAGCATAGTCTACCCACGTTGTAGCTATGGTGATTATTAGTAATATGTTAACTATAGAATTCATTTAATGTCCATTTTTGTTTTATTTTATTTGCTAATTCTTTGAACTTATATTGTATTGTATTACGGTGAATGTCGCTTTTCTCAGCTAAACAGTTTCTATTTCCACTACAAATTAATAATTGTTCCATCATTATTTTATCTAAGCCATCTAGAGAGTCTATTAAGTCTTGTAAAACATGATCCTTAAAACAGCTATTAGAATAAGTTTCTATATCTTCTATACTACTAAAGTGGCTAGGTATATAGTATTTTGTTCTGTATTGCCCACGCTCGCTAATTATTTGATAGAGGCAAAGTTTATAAACATATTTTTTAATACTGTTTTCTGCTTCTAATCTTAAAATAAAATCTTCTCCCTTGTTAAGTAGTATGATAAAAATGTCTTGTTTAAAGTCCTCTAAATTGACTACATTGTATTCCCTACCTATCCAAAATATAAAGTTTTCTATTTTTTTAATTAGCTTTCTATTCATTAATACTCCTTAGTTATGTTGTACATTTCAGACTTAAGAAAACTTATGTTAGTTCTCATTGCGTCTACTACTCTATATCCAGACTCTAATAATCTTCTAAGCTGATACATTTCGGGGACTTCTACATTAGCTTCATTAGTTGCTCTAGCTACAGAAAAACCTTCTTTAACTCTATTATGTATTATTCTCTCATAGTCTTGATGTGCTTTAGTTCTTTTAGTTTCTATATGGTATAAGTAGGCAGTCAATTCTTTAAGCTGTTTGTTAAGGTTATTGCCATCTAGTACGTCAGTTTGTTTGTATTCCTTAACTATTTCCGCTATTCGGTTTAGTGTTGATTTCATCTTGTAGTTGTTGTATGGTTAATAGTAAATTCATAAAGTCTTCAAATTCTAAACAGGCGTAATCTTTTTCAAAATTCTTAGTAAACACTACAACAGGAGTTTTCCCCATTGGTCTATCACTTCTAGCCTGTTCTAAGGCTTTCCAGATGTTTAACTTTTCCTGGTTCTTACATTCCCAGTGATAATCAAATAAAATAGAGTCTGGGTTTATGTCTATAATATCGCCTTTAATACTCATTCCGCCACTCATAGGAGTACGTCTTACATTAGTATTAAACTTTTTATTTAGTTGTTTGGCTACGTCTCTTTCAAAACGTTTTCCTTTCTGATTTGAATTTAAAGTCATAATATTTGAAAGTGTTTTCTTATTATTTTGCCCAATTCAGCGTCATTAGGATAAATCCTACACAATAAGTTAATATTACGATCAGTAGGGCTATAAGGGTGCTTATAGTCTGTGTCCTTTGTTTGTCTGTATTCATTTAAAGCTCTCTTTTTCATTCCTTGATAAATATTTTTTCTATTAAAAAAGTAAATAAACAGCCTGTTAAAAAACTGACTATGTGTGATGCTAATATAGTAAAATAAATTTTATCCATTTTCTGTTGATTTTAATTCTGTTTGTTTTAAGTTGTGTTTATACGTTGAAAAATCTGTTTTTAAAATAGCATTTTCTTTATATGCTACAGCGTTTTCATATTTTAATTTAGCTATTGATCTATAGTTCTCTCTAATTTCATGCTGTAAGTCATGTATTAAAGACAGGATATCTACTAAAACTTCTAACCCTTCTTTTTTTGCTGGGTTATTATTTTTTTCAATATCTGCACTAGCTTTTATAATCATTATATCTAGCTTATTTTTTCTTAACATTACGTCTAATTCATCCATTTTGTATGTGTTTTAGTGGGTTATTTCCTCCGATTGTATAATAGCCATTATAGAAATTAAATCTTAAAGGCTCGTCTAGTGTTGTAAGTTCACCGCCAGTCATTACATTTTTTACTTTTTGCACGTGCAGTTCTGTCATTGTTTTAAAGTCTGGATGGTTTCCAAGTCTATGTATAGCAAATACATCATCTGCTCTATTTATAAAGCCCATGCCTCCTTCAATATCACTAGCCTTAGGAGGCTGGACATAGCCCTCTAAAGGATGGCCAGGCTTGTATACTCTTCTAGCTGCTTCACTTATTGGATGTGTATTAATATAAATAGTCTTTCCTGTCTTGTTACAGAACTCTCTAACGTTATTGCAGAACAAATAGTTTCTGTCAAACTGCCCAAGTTTACCACCTCTTTCAATATTTAAACCAGTATAGGGATCAATTAAACAACCGTCAACATTTTCTTTAGCAAATATGTTTAATAAATCTCCAGCAGTATATAGCTTTCTATTATCTACAAACTTAAAATAGGTGTCTATTATTTCAATCTGTTTTTTTATTTCAGACTCAGAAAGATCCTCAACCTTTTGACCTGTTAACATTTGGATCATACTAATTTTTAATAGCTCTGGTGAGTTCTCTCCACTCCACACACACCATTTTAAATCATTATTTATAGCGTGACAAAGTAAATACCAAATAAAAAAATATGTTTTACCTACATTTGGAAAGCCACTTACTACAACCATTTGTCCAGGTTTAAAGCTCACAAACTTATCAGTAATTGGACATCCTATCCCTAGCCCTTTCTTAATTTCTCCGTTCTTATATTTGATTGCGTATTCTAAACCGTAACCCTTACTTAGTATTGCCATTTATAGTGCTTAAAAATTTGTTTAGAGAGTCTGTGTTTTTGTGTATTGGATCACTAAAAGTAGTTTTTTTCTTAGACTTTTTAGCTGCGTCAACTCTTTTTAAATATTGTTCTTTTCGTTCTTTATATTGTTTATCTAAAAATTTTATTTTAATTTGGTTGTCCTTTTTTTCAATCATGCTCTCGTCTATTAGAATA